TCCTGAGCTTTATTAAGCCAGAAATCAATTTCCTCAGGTTCAAAAGCAGGAAGAGATAGACTAGACGTTTTGTCTAGACCTATCTTAACTGCGGTATGCATTTCAGAAATAGTCATTATTCTTCAGTGCTTTTATTAATTTCCTCTTTTAATTTAGCAAATTCAGACTTCTTTTGATCAACAGTTGTATTAGAATCTATAGATTGACTACCTTCTATCTGTGCTAATATAGCCAATTTTACTTGGTTATTTGCAGGATTCTTTAAATAGTCTATAGTATCTTCTAGGGTATAACCTAATATATCAGAACCATACTTATGATTAGAATTATTTTTACGGATTATATTCCTAGCAATTGCTTCTTCAATTATATACTGAATTTCCTTATTTTCATTATTAACCCATAGTAATAAAAACTTTGATGGGTTTTCTTCAACTAATTGATATAATGTACTTTGTATTACTTCTAAGCTAGCATTTTCAGCCCTATGTCCATAGATTCTTAGACACTTACGCATTTGTTCTATAGATAATTTACTAAATTCCCCAAGAGCCCTAATTCTAAGATTGGCTACTTTCATTACTTCTTCAGCTGTAGCTTTTTCTTCTATTAGAATATACTTAGCCCCAGGTTTTTTATCATTATAACCATTAGCTACATCCTTATGATTCTTTAGGAACTTATACCAAAATAAGTGTAAAGTATCTTCGGTATTCAGGGTAATAACAGGTTTTTTATCTTCTAGAGTTAACTTAAAGTCTGTCCAGAAATCTGAGTCTGGATGTAAGTCATACTTAAGTTCTCTTTCAAAGAATTCTTTATCTTCTTTATCTAAACCGGTATATCTTTTACCAGTTCTTGTGAAGTAGGAACCAACATGATGTTTACAATTCCTATACATATATACGTTAGCCCAAGGATCTTTGGACTTCATCATAAATTTTACTGTCATGATCTTTAGTTTAGTATTATTTTCATTAAACTAGTTTACTATTATTTATATTTCCATTTATAACCACATGAATATTGACATTTACCTCTAGCACATTTTGCTATATTTGTATGAGTTGTAGCCCCAACTGCTTTTACAGCTTCTGAAACATTCCTAAACTCTTGTATAAAGTTCATGTCTAAATCATATTGTAGTATTGGTTTATTTTTAAAGTTATTTAAACTTGCTTTTTCACGTTTTTCTGGTGTCCATCTTAACTTGTTGGTTTCTGAAATTCTCTTTTTAATATCTTCAGTCATTATAAACTTTACTTTTTGAATCTTTTGCTTTGGTTCATCCAAGTACTTCCATTTGAATCCATATGCTGTTAAATCTTTTAAAGCAGCTCTACTAATTGGTCCGGCAGACTTGAACTTATTTACTTCGTACGCTTCTTTTAAACTAGAATATACTTTTAATAAAGTACCCTCTAAAGTAAATTGACCTATTCTTTTAATGTGTTTATTAGAGATTTTTTGTTTTGTTTCTTCTGAATGTTTACGACCAAAAGTACCATCCCCACCTTCAGTTAAATTATAACCATTTTCAGTAGTTCTAGACTTTAATTCTTTAATCCAGTACTTTTCCCTTTCCTTAAGATACTCGATATCTGAACAAACTTCAATAACTTCAATTTTAAAATTATCTATGCCATGCTTGCGCATAGCATTATGTAGGGGGAATCCGCATTCTCGAATAGAGTCTGAGCAGTGTTTATACCACCTAGTTTTATATCCTTGATTTGTGATCCCCACATACACTTTACTATTTATTGTATTTGATATTTTGTACACTTCTAGAGTTTTCTGTTTTTCCATATAAGTAGATTTTATAACTACTTATACGTAAAGAACCCTAGAAGGTTACAAGAGTTTTAATTACTCTACGTCCAGTAAAAGCTCACCAGATGTAGTTGGATTCTTCAACATAATACCCATTTCCCCAAGAAAGAAAACAGTATAACCATCACGTCCGTGTGAACGAACTGTTGATTTGTTCATACCGAATCCCTGACCTGGAGCAACAGAACCTGCTGATGACCACATAACAAATTCACGACCTTTACGAACAACTTTAACAACGTTCGATTCACCATCGTACATTCCAAAGTCAATGAAGGTTATACGGTAAGATTCGACTGGTTTACCTGATACAGGATGTAATTTCCTATTATGATATAAGTCATCATATAATGGGAAATGACGAAGAGTCAATTCAATACCATTAAGCATCTTATAGGTTGTAAACTGTCCACCTAATGTAAGTTCCTGACCAGAACCAGTTACAAAGAATGAAGCAAGTAAACTATAAGCACTAGCTTTTTCACGAAGAACGCGGTCTAATTCACGCATACCCATTTCACCTGTAAGTGCAACGAATTTACGTTCACCAAAACCTAACATGTTATAGGAGAGGTCGAATAAGAAGTCTTCTAGAATATCAGATGTAAGTTTAGTATAAGTACGTATATTAGAAGGAGCAATCTGTTGTAATAAACCAGCTCCACGATAAATTGGGCGTCCGTTAGTCCCATACATATTTACAGTACCATCAATATTAGCATTGTATTGTTCATACATTAATGCATAGTCGATAGTTTTATACCATTTACGAAGAGCAGCCCATTCTTGAATATCAGCCCAATAGAATGATTTTTTCTTAGAAATAGGATCCCTCATTTCAATTACCATAACCGAAGCAACAGCAGAACCAGTAATACTATACTCAAGACGCATAGTAGTAAGGTGGTTACGCAATTTGGTAGGTGTTTGATAATTAACGATATCCCCTTCTTCTGAGTATTCTTCATAAGCAGACCCAGCAGTACTTAATTGACAACCTGGAGTTAATACTGAAGGTGGAATATAAGAATCTGCCTGGCCATCGCCTACCATAAAAGAATAAACCCAAAGGTGTCCATCTTGGTAAGGAGAACCCATAACACGAGCTTGGAAACGTTTATCATCGAATTCAACAATAGCTCCCGGTCCAAAAAATTTATCAGCAACCCATACTTGAACTAATGTACCATTAATACCTGGTGTATCGGTAGAAGCAATAGCAGCCCCATTCCATTTAGCATCAATAATTGTAACAGGTTTTTCTGCTTCAATCATTACACTCCATTCATATTCACGATTCTCAATAGTCATCGTACGACCAATACCACCTGTCAAGAAGTTAATTACACTGTTATCTTTTATACCAAAGATATAAGAAAGAACAGGAATAGCCTTATGTGGTTCAGTCATTAAAGATTGTGATAACATATTCTCTTCAACAAGATCTGAGAAGTACGATGTTCTGTACAACTGCAACCCATTAAGAGGTGTATTTATCATCTTATTATTAATCATAGATTTAATTAATTTAATTTGTATATATATTATTTAGTAGGTTTCTGTAAGTAACCGGATATACTACTAAAAGCATCAGTATTACCTTTTTTATTTGTAGTAGTATTATCTTCCATATCAGAACCCCTAGCTCTTAGACCAGTTTTAGTGGCCTGTAATTTCTTTTTTAGTGATGTTGCAGCTTCACTAGTAGCTTTATTATTTACTTTCTGAGAGAGTTTATCTTCATACATTGTAAAGAAAGCAGATTTGATTAAGTTGTCAATAGAAGATTGATACTTTTTCTGATAATTAGTTTTACCATCTGACCCTGGAACAAAAATATCTTTAATTAATTTCTCCTTCTCTGCTTGAGTAATTGATACCCCCAAAATCTCTTTAGTAGATCTTATACTATTAGCTACGTCTTCGTATAGTTTTTGTTGCTGTTTTTCAGCCTCTGCACGTAAATTTTGTTGCTCTACTAATAGCTTTTTTGCTTTTTCTGTCTTAGTTTTTAATAGGATTTCTTTAGCATCTTTAGCCTCATCCTCTAGTACACCAGTGTCTTCAAAACGTTGAATACGCTTAGTTATCTTATCCTCACTAAGTCCTTGCTCTTTATAGAACTCTTTAATTACCCTACTTTGAATTATAGGATCTTCTATATCAGCAGACTCAATGTCAATTTCTCCAGCGTATTTAGTATCAAAGTAGTTTTTAATACTACCCCCATTCAAAACAAACTGATTTAATTCTGCGATTTCAGGATCGGCATAGTCAGGTTTAGAATTTTCTTCAACTAAAGACTGCATGTAATCAATAACTTCATCTACACTCTTTAGTTTTTCTTCACCTTCTCCAAATTCCCAACCTAATTTCTCATACAGTTTTTCTTGAAAGAAAGCAGTTATATCTGGTTCTAGTTCATCTAGATCTGAAGTACTTTTAGAAGTACCATCTTCCTCTATTTTTTCTTCAGGTTCAGTAGTAGTTTCTTCTTTTTCAGTTTTTTCCTCAGTTGTATCTTCTTCTAAAATTTCCTCAATAGTCTTATCCTTAATAACTGGAGCAGACCTATCTGGTAATTTAATTTCATTTTTCTCTCCTTTACTTTCAATAGGTTTAGTATCTTCTATTGATTCAGTTTCATCCTCCTTCAATTCTGAAGGATCTTTAAAGGGGATGTCTTCAAAGCTATCATCCTCTTTCTTGAAGCCA